CCAACAACAAGCCCGCGAACGCGTAAGGCTTAAAAAATATAGATATGATAGTAGTATGGGTTTAGGATGTTTCTGTCAGTCAAGGGAACGAAACCTAAGCATCAAACAGTTAAAAGACCTCGCGAATAATTGGATAATGAACGATGAAAATATTGAGAAAGCGCAAATACTCATATCCAATTTTTCTGAAAGTGTAAAAGAAGACGATGGTAAAAATCGTACTCATATGAGGAAAATGTGGTATCGTGAAATAGATGGTGACACATCTAAAAAATTAATACATATTTCCAAGTTGTGTGTGGTAAACACTCTGTCAAAACATCTTGATTTGGAACATATTAAGAACATTTTGAAAGAATGGGAAGGTGATAATTTTGATAGCATACACTACACTCTTAACAATTACACCAAAAAGATGCGTGATGTGGAAGATGTAGATCTAGTCTATTTTGATTCCATTGAAGATCTGGTTAAATTTGAATTAGGTTTAGATTTATATAAACGTCTCGTTCTAATTATACACTTTTTTGAAAAGTTCCAAGAATTTAAACGATCTGTATCCCAAATCTGTTAGACATAAACCGTTTGACACCTCCAGTGGTTGGAAAACTCCAGAGATACCAACGTGACCAAAAACCGGCCCCGTTGATACCGCTCATTTTCCAATCCTCTTTGTCACTCCGATTGACGTCTAACATTAGGTTCTGAATCCTATTGGGATCTCTCTCTGCTATAATACGTTTAGGTATCTGACCTCCATGACGTAATACATAGGAACGCATACGTGAGGGAGTCTTGTGTTTGGTGTAGTCTGAATATCCTCTTGCACCAAAATCAACAGTTTTACCGTCTTCTAAAATTGCCCTGAATTTCTTTTTAGAATTGGGGCTGCGAACAATCTTGACGCGCATACTTAATATCTACAAATATAATTTACTTACCGCAACCACAGGCACCAGTGGCGCAGTAGTTTTCCTTCTTGTCGTCACCGGGAAAGAGGAAGAGCTTCTCGGGGCCACGCTTCACACGGTACAGGTGATCATACATGTGCAGCAGACCAATAGTGAGGGCGAGAGTCGCAACGACGACACCCTTAATCTTGCGAGCAGTGAAAGCATACGCGATGATAACACCAGCGATGATCATCTGAACGATGGTGAGCTGGGGGATGGCGGGCATCGTGAAACGATCCTTCATCTCCTTAGTTTCAGTGGTGGGGGCGGGGGCATACATAGAGGGCTTTGGGGTATAACCTGGCATTTATTATGTAAGGAGAAAATAATGTGGTACTTGGTTGGAATTCCATTTGTATTGATCTGTCACGATTTCATGAAATTACCTGTAGATAGATTATACTTCCACAACTGGAAAAGACCATTTGTGGGTATGAGAAATACTCTGATAGACTTTATAGCTCATTCACCTACGTACTCACCCTGGAATTTTAGGGGTCTGTGGTTAATCAAATCACATTATAAGCAGATACGTGAAGAGTTTGAAGAAGTTTCAAAAACTTTAGAGAAGACTATGTATCATGACGTGGATCCTTGGTTTGACAAAAATGATAACTACTACCGGTATAAATTTGATCAGTTCCCTAAACTCAAAAGTCTTGTTAGACAGATACCTTGTATTGAGGAGTCTACGGCTTCGTTCGCAGTTATGGATACTCCTATGACTCTATCACCTCATAGAGCTGAGACCAATCATTTACTTAGATATCATCTTACGATACTTGGAAATGGTGATTGCACTTTGTACACAGAAAGAGGGCCACACGTCCATCGTGAGGGTCAAGATTTCTTATTTGATCACTCAAGATACCACGAAGTTATCAAAACTGGAGACAGTAAACGGGTCGTACTCATTCTAGATGTCAAAAGATTTTAGGAGATGAAAAAAAATGACACTGTATTATATGAAGATTAGAACGATACTTATCATATTGTTCGTAATACTGCTACCATTTATTCTTAACTTATGGGATGGATATCTTAAACCAGCTCAGAGTGGTAAGTTTAAGGAGTTGGATTGTAGTGTAATATCTAACAGTCTAAATCCATATGTAAATGACATCATACACATCGCACAAAACCACGGTAATAAATCCGCATCTGGTGCTGTTGAAGGTTACAAGATCACTCGGGGTACAATTAAGGAAAAACTACCACAAGTATTCAACTTGATAGATGAATATGTATCTAAGATTAGAAATGATAAAACGAAACCAGCTGACTGTAAAAATGAACAATACTGTTGGTTCCTGAGACTGTACAACAAAAGTGGTCACTACATTGACTGGCACTTCGACAACAATTTTACTGGTGGTAAGAGAAAGACGTATGTGTGTAACATATACACGAGTGAATGTAATACATCACATCTCATGACTAAGGATCGTAACGATAAAGTGAAAATTAACGAGAGTAAAGCTGGGAAGGGTGTGGTATACAATGGTAGTGATGTTAAACATTCAGTTTCTAAGCAACAAAATGGGTGCACTCGTATATCTCTAATTATTCCATTATATGAGAATGATTCAGTGACCCCATTAGGTTGGTTTCGTAGGATAGCGCGTAATATATCTGATAGTGTTTTGAAGTTATAAGTGTTTTCGGCAAACTGCGCTATACATGTCACTCCCACCAATGAGTTCTAGAGTTTTATCAGCCACCATACGCTTTGTGAAGGGTCCAGGAGTTCCGTCGTTACAGCACATACACAAAGCCGAAAGTTTAGTGACGTCACAAGCGAGTGGGATACAGTCTAAAATTTCACCAAATTTCCTTTGAAAAGAGTCAGCATCAAGACCTGCTATAATTACACTCTTTTCACAGTAAAGACAGCATTCAACGAACTTCTTCAATCTAGGGAAGAACTGTGCTTCATCTATCGCTATGATATCGGCATCATGAAAGGACAAAGTATCCGTGACATCAAAAAGATCATAGGTTTTGAAGCAGTCAAATTTGACATTGTCGTGCGTTTTAAGA